TACCTTATCAATAAATCCATGCCGCTCAACATTGGCTCCGAAATCAAGGACGAGGGCATCAGTCTTTCCTTCTGCAATCCTAGTGCCGCGCCCAATCATCTGGACATACAGCCCCGTAGACGCTGTCGCCCTGACCAGCGCAACAACATCGACGGCAGGGTGATCAAATCCAGTGGTCAGCACGTTCACATTTATCAAGCATTTAATTTTACCGCTCTTAAAATCGGCAATGGTTTTCTCGCGCACTTTGTTGCTGTCGCCGCCAGTAATCACAGCGACCTCAATGTCGTGGTAATCAAACTCATTTGCCAACATATGCGCGTGATCGACGCCGCTGCTAAACACCAACCAACTTTTGCGATCTTCGCTCAGTTCTACAATTTCTTCGACAGTCTTCCGCACCAGTTCGGGATCAGACGCAGCCGTTGCGAGGTCGCTCTCAATAAACTCACCGCCCCGCTTCTTTACATTGGTCAGATCGATCTGGTTCAGACCGCCCTTCGATATGACAGGCGAAAGGTATCCCTGCTCCATCAGCATATCGATTGGAATGTCATGGGCAATGCCGTCAAAGATAGCGCCCTCGCCTTTGTGCAAATATCCTGTGTCGAGCCGATACGGCGTGGCTGTCAGACCCACCACTTTAATCGCGGGATTGCACACCTTCAGATCGGCAATAAAACGATTGTATCGCGTCTCCGTATTCTTGGGCAGCATATGTGCTTCATCGATTAAGATCAGGTCTGGTGCAGGAATGATGTCATACGCCCTCTCCCAGACCGACTGGATGCCAGCAAAGGTGATCGGCCTGTCCAACACCTTCTGCTTTAGCCCTGCACTGTAAACCCCGTAATCAGCTTCTGGATACATTTTCAGCAGGCCATTGGCCCCCTGCTCCAGCAACTCTTTTACATGCGTCACAATCATCACACGGGTGCCAGCAAATGACATAGCGTCCTTTACGATCTGCGCTATGATGGCCGTTTTCCCCGACCCCGTTGGGGCCACGATCAATGGATTATCGCCCGACTTGCCTGCCCAGTAGTTGTACAAACCATCGACGGCTTCTCTTTGGTAATCGCGTAATTCAAAGGTCATGGGACAGAACTCCTTCTTCACGTTGACTTTTCTTCATCAAACAAATCACCCAAGGCCGCTGTGCGAAACAGCGCGGGTTCTTGGGCTAATCTTTTCATTTGTTTCGTTTCAAAAAACCCAATATATTGCGGATTGTTTATCATAAACAGGCGTGTAAACAGGGCAATGAAGTCGTTAGATATTTTGTAATCATCCCCTTTTGTCACAATAGAGCTTTCCCATCGTACTCTGTTAGCAATTAGCCACCCGCTTAGTCTTAAATGCCCCCTGTAAATGGCTTGAAGAGTGTATCGCTCAAACAACCTGTAAAACTCAGGGTTTAAATTGTGCCATCTTAACCACTTTTTCCCCAAACGGCTTTTGCTTAACATTTTAAAAAATTCATCCTCGGTCATTGTTTTTCTCCAGTTACAATCTTTCCCAGAAAGTCATCAGCATCTTTCTGCGCCTTCAAGATTGTTTTTTGGCTCATAATCGGGACACCTATTTCGTCATTGTCCAAATCGGCTGAGATGTTATCTGCAACATTGTTTGACACACGATCTTTTATTTTATGCCATTCCAAATTTAACGCAAACATTCCAAGCAGCACCGTAAATATACAGGCCATTTCTTCCTGCTCAATTTCGTCTGGCAAAGTTAAGTACAGAGCATTAACGATATCCATCATTTCACTTGGCGTCGTCATTAAACCTCTCCCTCAATTCCTCGCTGTTGTCTTGATTGCGGATGACGCCTTGTGGCGTTTGATACTCCACGAAATCATCTCCAGCGTCTATGATCTCCCAATCGTCAGGAACCATAAACGGATTAAACAGGTGGCCCCCTGCGCCCTCCTTACGGCTCCAAGTGCCGTCCCGCTCTGGGGTGCTGTGGGCGTCCGTCCGATCATTAACTTCTGGCAATTCACCGCCGTGGCAAATCGGAATATAATTGCAAAACCGACAGGCAAACTTGCTGGGATCGTGGCTGATTTTAGACGGTGGCTTTTCATCAAAAATGATATTGCTGGCCTTGCTGATCAACATCTCACCCTCGGCCCGATCCCGCTTAATCCGCTCAGAATAAATCTCATCTGTGTTTTTGTTCACAGCAAAAAAATAACAACGATCAATGTCAGCCAAATGCATACCCACCTGACACTGCGCCCAGTAGATCGGCTTGCTGATCCTGACGCCCTTCATCTTTGTTTGGGCAAAGCTCTTGTCGTTCATTGTTTTGAACTCCAGCGTGTGCGTCTCTTTGCTTTCTGGGAAGCCAATTCCAATGCCGTCCAGCGACAAAGCAAAGTGACCCCCACAGGCCGTGTAATTAATCTGTCGGCCCGTTTCTGGATCGACCTCCCACACCTCTACCCCAATCGCCCGAAGGTTTGCCACGATCCGCTCCTCCTCGCGGTCACCCGTTTCAAACAGGCGTAGCATACGCCCCTCAAAGCTCTGTGAGCTTGCGTGTCGAAACTGATACCAGAGCGCCCGACTGCACGGGTTGCCTATCTGTGAGCCGCCCAGATGCGCCCTGTGGCCGTTATCGCGGCTGGCCTCGTAGTGTTCGTAAATTTTCTGCACTGTGGGCGATGGGTTATATTTTTCAAGGTTCATCTTGGCTCCTCTCTATTTGTAAAATGGGGCAGCAAAAGCCGCCCCATCGCAAAACAGATTATCGCTTCCAAGGTGGCGTTGACGATGCCGCTGAAGCCTCCGCAGGGGCCGCTGTAGCAGCGCCATTGGTTTTGGCACCTGAGTATCCTTTAATCTCATTAGAGGCGCTGTACTGGCCGTCTGCGGCCTTGACTGCCACCTTCACCACCAGAGGCTTGTCGTGCAACTCGCTGCTATCCTTGGGCGTCATAACGCCTGTGGCGTGGCATATGGCCGACAGAGTGCGCTGTGCTATGTCCACTGCAATCTGATTGGGGTTGTTTAAATTCAACCGATCAATCAATTTACGTCCAGCATACTGGCCCTCAACAATCTCCAGACCAAGCTGCAAATAGCTTCCAGTCATAGCCTTGGTTGGCTTCTCCTCGCTCTCGACAATCACTGCCGAATAGTTTCCCGCTGGAAGCGGCTCGTATGTTGCGGCTGGTTCAATAGCCGCTGCGTTAAATCCGTTCAGTTCCATGTGAGTTTTCCTTCTCTACTCTGCTACAAAATCTGCAAATGGGTTGCGGTCAAACGTGAAAGCCAAAGGCTCAGACACGTTAAACCGATTTTTTGTGACGCTCGACGCCTGCGGGTGGCAGATGATCTCCCGCTCACCCGTCGAAATCGCACGTTTCTTGTCGCCGTCACCGCCACGAATTAAAGTCTTCAGCCTGATCAAACCGACCAGATCGACATTGTCAGTATAATGTGGCAGTGACTTTTTATGCATCCGCACGGTGTATCGTGCAAAGGCGTCCATATCTGGCAAATCAAGCATCTCAGTATCGGCGTGGCCGATAAAGATGACGTTCATTCCCTTCTCATACGCGAGTGATCCCGCCCAGTCTCTGATTTGCCTGTGCTTCTCAGCCGCCGTGCTATAGCCAGCGCCGTAACCGCCGCCAGCTTGATTGATGCTTTTTGCCTTTGGATCAGCAGCCACAATCTCAGCCTCGACCATCGTCGCAAGCTGGGTTATCGAATCAATTACCAGCGTCTTGTGGTCGTGCTTCTGAGTTGCCAACGCCTCAATAGCGTCCAGCACGTCTTGTGTGGACGTTGCCAGTGGAAAGAGGCTGACGTTGTCATTGCCTGCAAGACTGGCTGTGCCGTCCTCTGTGCGAATGAACACTGGGCTGGGGAACATACTACTTAGAGTTGTCTTCCCCATTCCACCCTCTCCAAACAGAGTACAGATGATAGGCCGCTGGCCTGATGGCTTGCTCAATGTTTTAAGATCAATTGCCATTATAATTCTCCCATTCTACCTGTGCCATACTTTTTCTGTCTGCTGTCAACGATGACATCGCTTTCAAAATTGCCTCTTGAGTTTCAACAACGTGCAAAAAATCGTATCCATCATGAACGTAATTGAAGATCAACAGTGATTTATTGCCGTTTAAATCTTTATCATCACCGCCCCATGCTTCTATCATTTTAACGTGATCTAAATTAACAGCGACAACATTTGTCCTTCCTACAGCTTTTGATCGCAAACGAACCCAACAAGCCATTACTCAATCCTCCATGCCCGAAAGCTGCCATCGTCCTGCTGTTGGCAACGCACCAGTAGACCCATGCGCTTGGCTGTATTGCGAATGGATGTGGCTTGCGTCTGGCTATCAAGCTGAACGCTGTCGCCAACTTCCATTTGACCCAGCAAGTCCTTCCACTTGCCCGATCTGTCCCGTGAGGGTGCCGTCATTGGCACCCCCTTCTCAATTTTAAACATTACCAGTCCCTCCCAAAAACAAGGCTAAACACCTCATCTAAAATCTCATCTATGCTGCGGTTCATTTTTAAACTCCAAGTCTGGGTGGTCGCGCCACCTGTTCAATTTACGCTCTAGCTTAATCTGTGCTGGGCTTTTGTGGTCACCGTTCATCACAGTGACACACGCTATCGCAGAGATCAGCATCTCTAGCTCGACATCAGTCAGGCGCATCAAAGCACCTCAACCTTGACGCCGATTTTGCCTGTTCTGGTTTCAAAGGCAGGCGCGATTTTTGCCCACAGCTTTGGCTCATTAGCGAGCAAATAACGACAGCCAGCGGCATCCGCGCTGATTGTGTGTTTCACTGGCTGCAAATGTTGGGGTATTTTTTTCGATACTTTGTCCCACACGATGGCATCAACTTTACGAGACACAGGCTGTGTCAGCGTAACCTTGTGGCCGTCCAATTTGTGGGAGATGCTGCCCTCGTCTTTGACTTCAAGGGCCGCTGCGATCTGCTCTTCAATTGCGTGGCGCTTTGCGGTCAGCGCCTTTTCTTCTGCCTTAATTGCCAGCCAATCGGCGGCAAGAATATCGACATTGATATTGTCCATTTTGTTCTCCATTTTTTCACATTCACTTTTTCTACGAGCCGATCTTTACGAAATTTATTTTATGGTGTAAAGCCTTTTTTTGAAAATATGTAAAAATGGAGACTACAATGGACAATATGATACCTCTAGAGACCATACGGGACGCCCTGCAAGATCGACGCTTGACGGTTGTGGCAGAGAAATCTGGGCTGTCGCACCCCACCGTAAAGGCTGTGCAGCAGGGCAATGAACGAATCAGTCTGAACACTTGGAGGAAATTGTCAGAATATCTCACCGTATATAAATAGAAGGTCAAAAAAAAATGACTAAAGTG